GGTATCTGGCCTGCGCTATTCCCGATTGTCCTCTTCGCCACGTCTCCCAAACCAAGGTATTCGAGAATGCCAGCAGCGGACTTCCCGGACAGATCGGTTAAGGTGCTGTTAAGCGGCTGCTTGCCAGCCAAAGCATTCATCACGGTGGTGGCAAAGTTCGGATCGTTACCCAGGGCAGCGGCCAGTTCATTCAGCGTATCCAGTGCGGCCGGTGATGATGCCACCAGTTCCGCAATGGCTGACTTAACAAAGGCCGTGGTGGCAATCTGCGTATTGTTCGCCGTCTGCGCAGCTGTCGGTGCTGTCGGCGTTCCGGTCAGGCCAGGGCTTGCCAGCGGAGCCTTAAGCGCCAGCGCGCTGTTTAACGCCGCTGCAATCGCCTGCACAAATGCCGTGTTGGCAATCTGGGTTGTGTTATTCCCCGCTGGCGCCGTTGGCGCTTTAGGTGTACCGGTTAACGTCGGGCTCTCTTTGGGCGCGTACTGAGTGTGGGGGTCCGCTGCGGCAAGGTGCTTTGCCATCAGGTCATCCACATACACCTTCAGCTCCAGCACCTTGTCATCCACGTATTTGCGGGTTGCCAGCACCACGGCAGGGTCAATTTTCAGGGTGATGTTATCGGTACTGCTGGTAATCAGTACCATGCGCACCGTTTGCGTGCGTCCGCTTCCCTCAGCGAGCTGAGGCTTATAACTTTCCGGGCAGTTGCCCACGGCAATCAGCGCGCCGGTATCGTCAAACAACCCGACCTCACGAATCCACCAACCGCCCTCCGTTTCGGGGATCACCTGTTCAGCAATAATCTGGCTGCTGTTCTGCGGATCGATATACAGCATGTTGAGGTCAGCCCGGCGTTTTTCGTTAACCAGGGCCGTCTGCTTTGCGTCCGGGGTCGGCAGCACCCCGCCGCCATCGCCCACCGCCATCTTCGTAATTTTCAGCGGGACACCAAGCGCGGCGGCGCTTGCCAGTTTCGCCGCACCGATCTCCGTCAGCAGGGTATAAAATTTTGCACTCATGGGTTCACTCTCACAGTGTCAATAACATGGACCGCGCCGCCCTCGTAAGCGGTGCCGCCGGAAATAATGGTTTCGTTGATGTACGGATAAATCGTGATTTCTTCGCCGGTATAGGTGGCAGCACCTACCCACAGATCGCCGCTGGTCTGCAGGTTGATGGACATGCCCACCAGGTGGCGGCTGCACGGTTTGGCATCACTAATCAGCCGCTCCAGCTCCAGATAGGTTTCTTCCGTAATGCCCTGGTCCTGGACACCGATATCCAGGCGAAACGTGCCCGGGGTTTCACCGGTCTGCCACCACTCAATGATGCGGATCAGGAAGCCGAACGGCTCCACGACGCGCCGCACGGCGCTGGTTGTTCCTTTGTGCTGATGGATATAGAAAGCGTCCTGCACCACCCGGCGCTTCACGCTTTCGGTCCAGCTTTCGTCCCAGCGGTCAACGGAAAAAGCCCAGGCCAGATACGGGAGAAAAGCAACGGGACACGTCACCGGATTCCACAAATCACGCAGCGGCACCTGCAGATCGGATATCCCGCTGCAGGTCTGCGCCAGGCGGCGCTCAAGCGGTGACGAACCGGGCGGCAGCAGGCTATTCATCCGTGCCCCCGTTGGTTACGCTCCATTCCGTGCAGGACGCGGCCTGCGTTTTATCCAGCACTACATCATCCAGCGGAGAGGCCAGCTCCACACGCTGGACGCCCTCAACGTGCAGCGCGGCATAAATGGCGCTGCGCCGGATATCACGTCCCAGCCGCGTCTGGCTGGCGATGTACTT